CGTGACGGACGCGTCCTGGTGGTCGCACAACCAGGGCCAGATCATCGGCCAGGTGCGTGAAGCGATGCGGAACGGGAGGCTCAAGTGAGCAATCAGATCTTCCCGGCGCTGCCCGGCATCGGCATCGCCATCAAGCGCAGCCCGGTCTACGCCACGACCATCCAGACGGCGGCGAGTGGAAAGGAACTGCGGGCGTCCTGGTGGTCGTATCCGCGCTGGAACTACGAGATCCCCTTGAACTTCGCCAGGATGTCGGGGTTCTCTGCCCAGACGGTCTACGATGAGATGCAGTCGCTGGCAGGGATGTTCGCGGACCACCAGGGGCGGTGGGACTCGTTCCTGTTCACCGACCCGGCCGACAGCACGGTGAGCGGCATGGGCTTTGGGGTGGGCACCGGGTCGGCCACGACCTTCCAACTTCAGCGGACGCCCGGGGGGCAGTATCAGGACGCGCTGGGGTCCTGGCCGAACTACACGGTGCCCAGGACGAACCTGCTGACCTACTCGGCCCAGGTGGACCTCTGGACGCAGAGCGCGACCACCACCACGGCCAACGCTGCCCTGGCCCCGGACGGCACCCCGACCGCTGACAAGGTGGTTGAGGACGCCACCACCGCCTACCACTACGCCTCCGGGGCGGCCGTGGTGGTGTCGGGGACCACCTACACCGCCAGCGTCTACATCAAGGCGGCCGAGCGCACCTTCGTGGCCCTGGCGGCGCACGGGTTGGCGAACGGGACGGCGTTCTTCGACCTTACCAACGCTGTGGTTGGGGCGTGCGGCGCGAGCATCACGAACAGCACCATCACCCCGGCCGGGAACGGCTGGTATCGGTGCACGATCACCTACACGGCAGCGGCCGGAACCACCGGACTGGATGTGCTGCCCGAGCCCAACGGGACCGGCGGCTCCTATGCGGGCACGGTCGGGTATGGCGTCTACGCCTGGGGCGCCCAGATCGAGACGGGCACCACGGCGACCGAATACATCCCCACCACCAGCGCCGCCGTCACCTCCGCCCCGAGCTACTGGCCGGCAGCCGGCAGCGGCTTCGAGCCGATCCTCTACCCCAACCCCGCTAGCGTCCAGGTGTTCCGCCAGGACTGGCAGGGGAACCAGCTCATGTATCCAACGGCGCGGAGCAATCGCATCGCCACCCAGAACACGACGGGTGGGACGAACTTCGTCACGGTTGCGGCCAGCCCCTTGATGGATCCCATGGGCCTCACGGGTGCAGTCCGTATCACGGACACGGGCGGGATCAACGCATACTTCTCCAAGCCCTTCGTTACGGCCCAGGCGGGTCTCCACGTCTTCTCTATCTGGATAGCTGGCGGCACGAACCTGACCAGCTCCATCGGTGTCTTCGACAATATCCTCTCCACCGCTCAAACCATCGTCTCCACCAATATCATTTCCGGCCCCGGCTCTGCCGTTTTGGTTGGGAACGTAGTGAACCTCTCGGGCCTCATTGCGGGGACCTGGACGAAGGTGCAAATTGTCGTTTCTGGCCTTGCCGCCGCAACCACCTACCAGACCCTCGTCGATGCACACACGGCAGGAGGGTCGGCGGGATCGGGCTATGTGGACGCCTTTGGATGGCAGGCGGAGGCTGGAACCTCTTCCACCTCCTGGATCTCCACGGCCGGTACCGCCGTCACCGTCACCGACTACACCCTCTCGCTTGGCGTTGTCACCTTCGCCGTGGCCCCCCTGCTCAACGCCATCCTCACCTGGACCGGGTCCTTCTGGCGGCGGGTCAGATTTGATCAGGACTCGCTCACATTCGAGCAGATCGTGAACCTCGTCTGGAAGGGCGGCTCGATCAAACTGGCGAGCGTCAAATGAAGCCCACGACCGGATCCCTGAACACCCTGCTGCTCGGCGGCGGCCAGTTCCTGATGGCCGACCTCTACACGATCACCCTGAGCGGCGGCGGCAAGCTCTACTGGACCAGCGCGGACGTCCCCCTGTCCTGGGGCGGCAACACCTTCACCCCCGCCAACGACAACGGCACCCAGCCCATCCTCAAGCGCGGCACCATCCGGACCATGCGCGGCCTCGAGGTGCAGACCTGCGACCTGACCCTCTTCTGCGGCACCACCGCGCTCCTGGGCGGCCTCAACGCCAAGCTCCAGTGCATCAACGGCTACCTGGACAAGGCCACCATCCTGGTCCAGCGGGCCTTCCTGAGCACCTGGTCCTCGGTGGTCGGCGCGCCCTGCCTGTTCCTGGGCACCGTGGCCTCGGTTGATGTCGGTTCCATGCAGGTCGTCCTCCACGTCAAGAGCGTCCTGGAGCTGCTCAACCTCCAGCAGATGCCCCACGTCCTGCTCCAGCCGACCTGCGCGAACCTGATCTACGACGCTGGCTGCGGGGTCTCCAAGGCCGCCTACACCGTGACCGGCGTGGTGACGGCCACGGTGGTCCCCAGCGCCAACCAGTTCAGCATCGGCAACCCCCAGACGGCCGGCTACTATGTCGGCGGGGTGATCACCTTCACCAGCGGGGCCAACGCCGGGTTGTCCCGGGCCGTCCAGGCGTATGCTGGGAGCGGGACCGGGCTGATCACCACCTCCCTGCCGTTCCCCAACGTCCCCTCCTACGGCGACGCCTACAGCATCTACCCGGGCTGCTCCCGGAACCCCTCCCCGCCCGGTAACGGGCAGCTCGGGTGCCTCAATTTCGGCGTCACCACCGGTCCGAACTTCGTGATCGGCCAGCAGTACCAGATCCTGACCACGGGCGGCACGAGCTTCACCACCATCGGCGCCACGGCCAACACGGTCGGGGTCGTCTTCATCGCCACGGGCGTCGGGACGGGCATCACCGGCACCGCTAGCGGCAACTCGCCGCGCTTCCGGGGGTGCCCCGCCATCCCGCCACCGGCCACCGCCCTATGAGCGCCGCCGCCCGCGAGGCCGTCGTCCAGGAGGCCATGACCTGGCTCAGAACTCCCTATGCACATCACTCAAGAGTGAAGGGCGTGGGCGTGGACTGCGGGATGCTCCTGGCCGAGGTCTACGAGCGCGCCGGGGTGATGCCCCACTGCGACCCGGGCGAATACCCCAACGACTGGCACCTTCACCGCAGCGAGGAGCGGTATCTGGGCATCGTCCAGGAGCGGTCCCGCCCGGTCGAGGCCCCCGGCCCGGGCGACATCGTCCTTTTCCGGTGGGGCCGGTGCATCGCCCACGGCGGCATCGTCGTCCAGTGGCCGCTGATCATCCACAGCACTGCCGGGATCGGCGTCACCCTCGCCAACGTCGAGATGACCGAGCAACTGCACACCCGTCTGGCCGGGTTCTTTAGCCCCTGGAGCGAACATGATGGATAGCGGCGGTGCGGGGATCTCCTCCCCCAGTTACAACGGCATCCAGGTCCCGGCCTCGCAGTACGGGCTCCCGCTGCCCATCGTCTACGGAACCACCAAGATCTCCCCGAACCTCGTCTGGTATCGGGGCTTCAGCGCCCGGCAGTCCAGCACCGGGAAAGGCTTCGGCTCCCAGTCGGGCTCCTTCAGCTACTCGGCCGATGTGCAGCTCGTGCTCTGCGAGGGGCCGATCTCCTCGGTCCTGACCTCCTTCAACGGCACCACCCTGGTCACGAACCTCGGGGCGACCATGAGCATGGGCCCGCGGACCAACCCGATCTGGAGCTACATCACCTCGAACTACCCGCTGGATCAACAGATGACCTACAGCGGCATGGCCTGGGTGGGGATCCCCAACTGCCAGCTCACCAGCTCGGCCACGCTGCCCCTGCTGACCTTCGAGGTAAAGGCGATCTACGCCACGGTGGCCGACCCCTACTTCCCCAGCGCCATGGACGCCCGGCCCTGCAACATCATCGCCGACTTCCTGACCAACCCATACTACGGGGCCGGCTGGCCCAGCGCCTGGCTCGCCCCCTTGGCCCCTGCCACGGCCGCCAGCTACGACACCTACTGCACGGCCCTGGGCATCGCCATCTCACCGGCCTTCACCACCAGGCGCAGCGCCCTGGCCCACATCCAGGACATCCTGACCGCCTCCAACAGCGACATGATCCTCAGCGAAGTTTCCACCGGGGTCATGCAGATCAACGTCATCCCCTACGGGGACATGCCGGTCACCGCCAACGGCGTCACCTACACCCCGGCGACCACGCCGATCTACGCCCTGGGCTACGACGACTTCCTGGGGGTCGTGGACAACGAGGGCCGGCCCACCGGGAACGACGCGGTCACCACCAAGCGGGTCAGCCTCCAGGACACCTACAACACCGTCCCCGTGCAGTTCCTGGACCGGCGGGCGTTCAACCCGGACGGGACCTCGAACAGCTACGCCGCCTCGCTGGTCCAGGTCTCCGAGCCCCTGGACGCCCAGGTCAACGGGACCAGGGTGGGCTCCAGCCTGACCCTGAACATGGTCACCCGCTCGGAGCTGGCCCTGCTGATCAGCCAGATCGCCGGCCAGCGCCAGGTGAACATCCGGAACCTCTACACCTTCCAGGTGGGCTGGCGCTACATCCTGCTCGAGCCCATGGACTTCATCTCCATCACCGATCCCAACCAGGGCCTCGCGGGGGTGATCTGCCGGATCGTCAGCATCGACTACCCGGACGAGGCCGGGGAGACCGAGGGCATGACCATCACCGCCGAGCAGTGGCCCTTTGGGACCGGCCACGCCGCCACCTACCAGGTCGCCAGCTCCTCCGGCGGCGGCCCGAACTTCAACGCCGCCCCAGGCAACACCTCCCCGGTCATCTTCAACGTCCCGGCCCTCTACTCCCAGTCGGGGCAGGCAGAGGTCATCATCGGCGCGGCCGGCGGCTCCATCTGGGGCGGCTGCCAGGTGTGGGTGAGCTACGACAATGCCACATACAGCCTCCTGGGCACGATCTCCAACTCCTGCCGGTGCGGGACGCTCGGGGCGACCCTGCCGACCTCGGCGACCTACAGCGACACCACCAACACCCTCCAGGCGGTCCAGGTCACCTCCAGCCAGCCGGCCCTGGTGAGCCTCAGCTCGGCGGTGGCTGCCGACCTCAACGGGATGCTCTGGGTGGATGGCGAGCTGATCGCCTACACCAACTCGGCCCTGGTGACCTCCGGGACCTACAACCTGACCAATCTGTTCCGGGGCTGCTACGGCACGACGATCTCCAGCCACGCCAGCGGCGCGAGCTGGTGTTTCCTGGACTCGGTGCCGCTCCAGTTCACCCTCCCCCAGTCGCGGAACGGCCTGCCGGTCTATTTCAAATTCCTGTCGTTCAACATCTTCGGGCAGAACATGCAGACCCTGGCCGGCGTCTCGGCGGTGACCTTCACCCCGTCGATCCCGAACTACCCGCAACCCATCAACGTGACCTGGACGGTGAGCTAATGTACCCAGTCAATGGCGACGGCGGCGGCAGTTCCTCGGGCGGATCCACCCCGGTCATCTACCAGTCCTGGACGCTCACCCTCAACTGGAGCCTCGCCCCGGGGTGCCCGAACCCGGACTATTTCGAGGTGGTCGCCTGGTGGATCCCCAACGCCTGGGTGGCCTCCCACGCCTACGCCTCGGGCGACGTGGTCCTGAACGGCGGGAACTGCTATCAGTGCACCGGCGCCGGGACCTCGGCCGGCTCGGGCGGCCCCACTGGCACAGGCTCGACCATCACCGACAACACCTGCACCTGGTCGTACCAGGGCGCGTCCGGGGCCAACAATTCCGCGTTCTGGCTGTTCAGCCCCAAGGCCAGCCCGGACGGGACCTTCCGGACGCTGGGGGTGATCTTCCAGGCGAGCACCACCCTCCCGGCGATCCAGGCCGCAGTGCGCTCGGTCTACCTGGGCGGCCAGACCGGGCCGGTGACGTTCAAGGCGTACATGAAGGGAGGCACCCCCATTGTCTAAGCTCCCGAGCCCCTGGACCACGGCAACCACCACTCCGGTCTCGGTGACCGGCGGCTCTCTGACCACCGGCGGCGGCAGCGGCATGGCGAACCCCATGACGGCGGTCGGCGACGTCATCATTGGCGGGACGGCCGGCTCCCCCGTCCGGAAGGCCCTGGGCGCGAACGGGACCTTTCTGGGCGTCTCGGGCGGCGTCCTGGGCTACTACACCCCATCGGCGGGCGCGGCGGCCTGGGGCAGCATCACCGGCACCCTGTCGAGCCAGAGCGACCTGAACACCGCCCTGGCCGGGAAACTGGGCACCAGCGCCCAGGCGGCCGACTCGGCGCACCTCAACAGCCAGCCGGCCTCCTACTACCAGGTGGCCTACACCATCCTCTCAACCCTGGGGGGGCTGCTCAATGCGGCTGGCGTCCTGACCAACAACGGCAGCGGTGGCCTCTCATGGGGCGCTGGATCTGCCTCATGGCCAGTCACTGGCACTCCCGCGATCATCACTGTGCTTGGCTCACTGGCCAACGCGGCAGGTGTGCTCACCAACAACGGCAGCGGCACACTGTCATGGGGGTCTTCACTTACCAACCCGATGACGGCTCAGAACGATATGATCTATGCCGTCAACCCAGTCGGATCTCCAACGCGGCTTGCCAACGCGGCTGGTATCCTCATGTCTGGGCCTACTGGTGCTGGGGGCGTTCCCACGTGGTCAACCCAGCCAGTCTTCGATGCGCTCAACGTCTCCAACATCCAAGTGGCCGCCCTCAGCGGGAATGTCCCTACCAATCACGGTGGCACTGGGTTTGCTGGCCCATACACGCAGTATGGCATCCCCTACGCCTCCACGACCACGAGCTTCGGCACCACCCTGGCTGGCACCACTGCTCAGGTGCTGATCGGCAATGCCTCAGGTGCTCCGACCTGGGGCAGCGTGAACCTGACCACCATGGCCTCCGGGCTCCTGGCCCCGGGCCTGGGGGGCACCGGGTCAACCTTCTTCTCCCCGACCGGCCCCACCGCCCTGCGTACCTACACCTTCCCGGACGCCAACTCGACCATGATGGCGACTACGACCGCTGTCCTGGCCGCCCAGATGCCGGCCCTGACCGGGGACGTGACCACCGTGGCCGGAGCTGTGGCGACTACCCTGGCGACCACACAGAGCGCGGCCCACACCTGGGGCGCGGCCCAGACCTGGAGCCTGTCCAGCACGTTCACCCAGGCTGCGATTTTCACGGCCTACGCCGGGGGCACCACGGCGGGGATGCTCTGGTACGACTCGACCCAGTTGACCCATGGGCGCTATGCCGGCGGCGTGAAACAGATGACACCTGGCGTCCTCTGGACCCAGACTGCGGACGGCACCAACGGATCAGCCACGGCCGCCACGTCCATCCTTGGCACAGGCGTCGGCACCACGACCATTCCCGGATCGTTCTTCATGGCAGGAAAGACCGTGAGGATCAAGGGCACCGGCACTTTCACCACGGCTGCGACCCCTGGGACCGTAACGCTTACCTTCCAACTTGGGGCGGTCGTCGTGGCGACCTCGATTGCTGTTACCCCGACGATTTCCTTGACCAACAAGCATTTCGAGTATGAATTCCTCCTCACATGCAGATCGGCAACGACGATCCAGGGAGGCGGAAGTCTGCGCATGGATGCCGCGATCCCGCTGGTCGGTGTGCCCAACACCACGACCGCCACCATCGTCAACGCCACGGCCTATGCGGTCAACATCCTCAGCGCAAACAGTGTGGCCTCGGGATGCGTCTGGACCACCAAAACCTGTGTGATCGAGATCCTCAACTAGGAGCCAACATGGACCCTCAAGACCTGTTCACCGGCCCGACCGTGACCACCCAGACCAAACGGCGCTGCTTCCGGGTCGAGGCGCCGAACCCCTACCAGGGCCAACCGTCCCTTTCATATTGCCAGGAGGATGTGCTGGTGGACGGTTCCGGGAACTCCTACGGCAGCAACCAGGTGCCCAGCCTGACCCCGGATTTCACCGCAGTCGAGACCGCCGTCTACCCCATCACCGACCCGGTCACCGGCACCACCCAGCCGATCTCCGGCGCCGCCGTGGCGCTCTGGCTCGCCGCCGACTACCTGGCCCGGGCCACCGCCGACCTCACGCCCGCCTCATGATCGTCCTGTTCTGCCGCAGCCGCACGGTCATCTCCTGGCTGATCCGGCTCATCACCTGGAGCGACTGGTCCCATTGTGTGGTCCTGCACCCGGACGGTATCCGCACCCTGGAGGCCCGTTGGCCCCGCGTGGCCGCCTCGACGCTCCCGGCGGTCCTGGCCGACAACGACATCGTCAGGGCCGTCCGGTTCCCCTGCGCCTACCCGCAGACCGCCTGGACCTGGGGCATCGGAGAGGTCGGCAACGACTATTCAGTCCTGGGCGATCTGGGCATCCTGCTCCATCGGGACTGGCGCCGGCCCGGAACCTGGGAGTGCGCCGGCTTCGTGACGGAGTTGCTCGCCCGCGGAGGCTCGCCCCCGTTCCGCCTGGAGGTGCTGGACCGGGTCTCCCCTCAATCGCTCTGGATGCTGCCTTACCCCGAGGTCAAATTGTGAAGAATGAATCCAAGCCGCAACCAATGGCCGATCGCAAGGACGACCAGGCGAGAAGGGACCACGATCAAGAACGCCATGATTATGAGGAAACCCTGGATATACGCCAGCGCCCGGCTTGGCATTGACGGAACATAAGTTTATTTCCATGAGTGATTAGACATTCTTTGTCCACCCTAACCATGGCAAGATTTCTCCTTAATCCCAAAAAGCAAGTTGGAGAAATCAATATGGATGGCAAGACCTCCCTCGAAATTCTTGGCTCATGCGACCGCTCGGCGCTTATCTCCCTGGCCCTGCATGAGCAACTCGAGCGCGAGGGCCGGGACGACTGGGCGCGCCTGGCGTGGGTGCTGCACCTCGAGGCGAGCCGGTCATCGGACACCATCGGGTCGGCCCTTGGACTCACCGATTAAATTGTAGGAGTATTTCCAGGTGGGCGGTTCACCCAGGCTGGATGGATGCCGCACTTCCGCCGCCTGCCTGGGCGTCCATGCCGAGGAGAACCAGCCGCCCCGTCGCGGAGCATCGACGTGCGGATCCCGCTGGACATCCTTGCCGCCCTGGAGGCTATCGGCAATGCCCGAGGCGTCGCCAAGCACCAGGTGATTAGGGAGGCTCTGTCCGAGTATGTAGAGCGCCATTCTCCGGGGAATTCGGACTGTACAGCCGGTGTACAAGGCGTGGATTGAATTCTCCAGAAATCCGTGCAAATCTGCACACTTTTTGCGGATTCATCCAGACGAACGAAAGCCCCTAGCGTTGAAACTAGGGGCTTTGTTTGGTGGTCCCTCAGGGACTCGAACCCTGGACCCTCTGATTAAGAGTCGCCTGTTCGCTCGTATGGAACCCAATGGTGGCGCGGGTTTGAGCTGTGCGTCCGGGTGACTGTACAGCCGGTGTACAAGTCACCCCCCTTTTCTCAACTGCGCGGCCAGCCGGTCCTGGGCGCTTTTCTGCTGGTCAAGGTCGTCCTCGATGTAGTCCCGGGTGGTGGCAACGAAGCGATGCCCCATCATGGCCTGGAGGTCCGACAGGGCCGTCCCGGCGCTGGCGTGGCGCGTGGCGAAGCTGGCCCGCATCCGGTGGTTGCCCAGCGTCCCGGTGACGCCCGCGGCCTTCGCGCCTCGGGCCAGGGCCTTCCTGAGCCAACCGGCCGGGTGCGGCTTGCCGTCCTCGCCCGGGAAGATCAACCCAGACACCGTGCGCGGCAAGGCCAGGATCCAGGGCAGCACCCAGTCGGGGACGCCGATGGTCCGGGGCTTCATCCCCTTGGCCTTGCCGACGATGTATTCCCGGTTCCCCGCGTCCAACCAGTCCCAGCGGGCACCCTCGACCTCGGCCTCGCGCATCCCGCAGCCCAGCATCAGGCGCACGGCAGCCCGGACCTGGAAGTCGGCGAGCTGCGAGTGGCGGGTCCAGGTCTTGATGCAATCGACCCCCCGCAGGAAGTCATCCTGGGCGGCGATCTTGACGACGGGCTTGGCCCGCTTCTCCACCTTCAGCATCTTCTTCTTGTAGGGCATCCCGGGGATGGTCTTAAGGTCCACAGCCCAGCGCATCCACAGTTTGAGGTAGCGCAGCACCTGGTTGATGGTGGCGTTGCTGTGGCCTTCTTGGTAGTCAGCGATCCAGCCGTCAACCCGGTCCAGGGTGATGGATGGCAGCGGTAACTTGACCAGGGCACCCAGCGCCGCCTCGGCGTATCGGGCCGCCCGGACATGGGCCTCCTGCTTCCGGTGGAGCGAACACCAGCCGTCGATCAGCGCCGCCAGCGTGGGGGCTTTCCCGCCGCCGTGCAGCCCCAGGACGATCTCCTTGAGCACCTGGTCGTAGACCTCCTGGGCATCGTCCCGGGGGCCGACCTTGAGCGGGATCTGGTAGAGGTGGCCGGAAATCTGCTTGCGGAGCCAGTAGGACTCGCCCCGCTTGAACAGGCCGTTCCTGCGCTTGGCTTTCTTCCGGGCCACCATGTGCATGATTTTATGCTCCCTTTTTCAGGCTGGAACGGAAAAGATGGTCCCGGACCTGCTGGGACAAGGGGGTCGTGGCCGTGTCCTGGCCCAGGAGCCACGCCCGGACGTGGGAGAACACGAACCGGGGTTTCTTCCCGCCCTTCGGGGCCAAAGGCATCCCGTCCCGAATCCACTGGTGGACCCGGGCGGGACCGGCATGGATGCCCAACTCGTCGCGGAGCTGCGCGATCAATTGGCGCTGGGTGAGGAGGGTGGGCATGGGGTCATCCAAAAAGAAGGGTGCGCTCGAAGGTCAGGTGAAGGTGCTTGATGATCCGGCCCTTTTAGAAATTCGGTCGGTGCCCAGCCTCGCAAAGCTGGTCCGTCTCGCAAGCGCCTTTCTTGAGGTCGGTGGAGAACCGCTTGCACTCGTCGCAATGGTGGATCGGGGTCTTTGGCATGGCATCACGGCTCCTGGACAATCGCTCACACAGCCTTGCGGAGCAACGATGGTTTGATGGTCGGGCACTCCGGGAAATAGCGCCGGATGATGTTGGACTGGGCGTCCCAGGCAGCGTCCCTGGCAGCGGCCCCGGCAGCGGCCCTGGCAGCGGCCCCGGCAGCGGCCCTGGCAGCGGCCCCGGCAGCGGCCCCGGCAGCGGCCCCGGCAGCGGCCCTGGCAGCGGCCCCGGCAGCGTCCCCGGCAGCGGCCCCGGCAGCGGCCCAGGCAGCGGCCCAGGCAGCGGCCCAGGCAGCGGCCCTGGCAGCGGCCCAGGCAGCGGCCCTGGCAGCGGCCCCGGCAGCGTCCCTGGCAGCGGCCCAGGCAGCGTCCATCTCCTCGCGGGTGGCATCTCCTGCCGCAAACCTACGGGCGCACTCGATGGCGAGGCGGGGCCCGTCCTCGCCAGCGGGGACGAGATGCAGTACGGCATCGGCAAAATCACAGGCCACCAGGCGCAGCCGGGGGTCATCACGGTCCAGCGTGGTCCGGGCGATGAGCCAGAGCATCCAGTCGCTCCGCTTGCAGTTGGCCCAGGCGGTCTGGAGGTCGGGCTGCGTTTTGGCCCAGGGGGTAGCCTCGTTACAGGCGTACAGGCGGGACAGGATCGTGGAGAGTTTGAGTTTCATGGGTTCCTCGGAATGGACAGTTACAGCAGTTCGATGTGGCTGGCGATCATCGCGTCAATCTGGCGATGGTGTTCCATGACGCAGCCCTCGCAGAAGTCCCCGACAAAGCCATACATCTCTCCGTGGTAGAGGCTATCGAGCGGGGTATCGTCACCGCACCCCTGGCACAACTTGGTTTCGATGGGCATGGCTGGCTCCTGGACAAGATCAGGCGGTGGCCTGAGTGGGGTTCTCGATGCGGAATTTCTCAGCCTGTGCCAGCGCAGCGCAGCGGGTGAACTCGAATGCCCGGACCCGGCGCTCGCACTTCTCGGAGCCATCGTCGGGGAACTCCTCCTCGTTGGACTGACGGATCCCCATGGCATCCCAATCCTCAACAGACTTCCAGAGGCATCCCATGCGGACCCAAGGAACGCCCTGATCCGTCACGATGGCCCAGCACTGGTAGTTGTAGAGGCCGGTGAACACCTCTAGGCAATGGATTTTCAGGTAGGCCCCTCTCAGGTCGGTCCCGCCCAGGTCGGCCCCGTCCAGGTAGGCCCCTCTCAGGTAGGCCCGGCTCAGGTTGGCCCCGCTCAGGTTGGCCCCGCTCAGGTCGGCCTCGCTCAGGTCGGCCCCTCTCAGGTCGGCCTCGCTCAGGTCGGCCCCTCTCAGGTTGGCCCCGCTCAGGTTGGCCCGGCTCAGGTTGGCCCGGCTCAGGTTGGCCCCGCTCAGGTCGGCCTCGCTCAGGTCGGCCCCTCTCAGGTTGGCCCCGCTCAGGTTGGCCCCGCTCAGGTTGGCCCGGCTCAGGTTGGCCCGGCTCAGGTTGGCCCGGCTCAGGTTGGCCCCGCTCAGGTCGGCCTCGCTCAGGTCGGCCCCGCTCAGGTCGGCCTCGCTCAGGTCGGCCCCTCTCAGGTTGGCCTCGCTCAGGTCGGCCCCTCTCAGGTTGGCCCGGCTTCCGCCTTCCTCATTGCGCAGCCATTTTGTGTGGGCCTCCAGCACGGATTTGATTTCATCAGGCGTGTAGCGTTTCATTTTGGCTCCAGAGGATGGACAGAATTAATAGCGGTTGAAGATCCAAACCCAGCCAAGGCTGAGTTGCCAGATTTCGCCGTCATAGTAGGTGCGGTCGATCCAGAGCCGGAAGTCCCTACGGAATCCCACCTTCCATTCGCCGCGCAGCATGTAGTAGAGGGTTTTCACTGGCAGTCTCCTGGACAGGACATCAGTGAGTGAGGTTGTCGGTGTAGGTAGGGGGCGGCGGGGCGCAAGCAGGATGGACCTCTCGCTCTGCCACGATGACAACGGTTTCGCCCCGGTAGATCGGTTTGTGGCAGACGGGGCAGATTTCGGTTTCCATCGGTGTCCTCTCGGCAGAGGATGGACATTCGGTTACGGGTTGAGGGCGACCCAGGTATCCAGGACTTCAAGCAGCATGTCCCGGAGTTCCTCGGCTCCCTTATCGAGAGGTTCGCTGGTGTTGTAAGCCCTCATGAGGCTGTCCACCAGGGCGAAGGCTTCCGCATCTTCTTCGTGGTGTTCAAGGATGAGCCACACCCGGAGGCGCTCAATCGGGGTCAGGGATTCATCGGTCATCGGAGCCCTCCTGGACAGTCGTTGAAAAGGTGCTGGTGGTAGCCGTGTTTCTCGGTGCTACTCCGAAATGGCATCGCTCGACAGAACGAGCACCAGCGCGGGTTTCGTGGTTCGGGCTCCCATAATTCGGAGGAACCTTAACCTGCCTCGCCCAGCACCGCCGGGTCGCCCTCTTCGAGCAGCCGGACGCACATGGCGATGGTCTGGATGATCTCGGCGTGAAGCTCGGCCTTGGTGCCCTTCCCGGCCCGCAGGTCCAGCATCGCCTTGACGACCTCGCCGGACTCCTCAGCCATGGCCAGGGTCAGGTGGTCGGGTTTCGGGAACTTGGCGCGCGCCCGGGCCAGTTCGTCCTGGACCAGGGGGAGCCACGCCGGCAGCAGGGTGCGGGCATCGGCCAGGAACCGGAGCAGCTCGTCGGAGGGGGCGAGCTTGACCATCAGCTTGTCCATGGCCTGCGCCTTGGTCGGGGCGGCCAGGGCACCAAGGTCCACCTGGACGCCCTTCGGCCCGGCGAGGATCTCCCGGAGATCGGCGGGAGTGGGAGCCACGTAGGGGCCCGGCGCGTCGTTCTTGGGGGGCAGCTCCACGAGCCGGGTGCCCAGGTCCCTGCGTTTCGGGTCGGGCAGCGCGGGCAGCGGCTCCAGGGCCGGCTCGACCAGCTTCATCGACTTGGCGATGATGGTCACGTTGCTCCGGGCCTTCGACGCCAGGTTGCGCAGTTCGCGGTTCGCGGGGTCGGCCTTCACGTTCTCCAAGGCCCGGGCGTAGGCTGCCACCCGGGTCTCCATCTTCTCCTTCGGGGTCTTGGGGGTCGGCACGAACTTCTCCTTGGTGGCGGCCGGGGCCGGCGCAGGTTCAGGCTGCAACTGCGGGGGGGGGGCGTCTTGCGGCTTGCCGAGCTTCTGGATCTGCATGATGTGCGCCTCCAGCAGCCGGGCGCGGATGGAGTTGTCCCGCTGCCAGTGGTGGACGGCCAGCACCTCCTCGTCGGCCGGGCGCGCGTCCATGATGTCGGCCAGCTCGGCGACGGCCTCGTCTTCGGTGAGGGTCGAGACGGGGGGTTTCATTCCAGCACCTCGGCGGCCCGGGCCAGGAAGGCGTCCCAGGCCGCGATCATCAGGGCAAAGGCCACCTTGTGGCGACCTTCAAGGGGAGGGTCGATCCGGATCACGCGACGTCCTCCCCGGCCAGCGCCTCGTCCAGGGTCAGGACCGGCAGCCCCAGGGCGGTCGCCAGCTCGCGCTCTTCGACAGCCCCGCGCGACTCCTCCCAGCCGGGCAGGAGCACCAGGCAGTCCCGCTCGGGGGTCATGCCCTGGATGGTGGAGAGGCAGCGGTCCATGGCCTCGTCCCAGGTCACCCGGTGGGAGCCGGCGGCGTGAGGAACGATGGGACGCCAGCCCTTCTTGGTCAAGGCGCAGGCGGCCTTGAGCGCGGCGTAGATGTTCTGCACCTCCTGGGTGCGCGTGGGGGCCGTGTAACGACCGGCCACGTAGACCTGATGGATCATTTCAATCTCCAGTTCTGAAGCAGGCAGATGACGAGGATCGCGCCCAGGGCGAGGACGCCCCAGACGAGGTCCCAGTTGGTGAGGAAGATGGCGGCGCGGATCTTCATGCGACCACCTGCAGGTACCCTTCCAGGAACAGCCACGCCTGGGTCCGGTAGGCGGCCCGGTAGAACATGGTTCGACGCTCGGCCAACGGGAGGGCGGGGCCGCCCTCGGGGCGCCCGTCGATCCGGTGATGGCAGGTCGCGCAGCAGTAGGCCAGCACGTCGTGGGCCTTGTGGCCGGCGCCGTGGCCGTCCTCCAGGGCGTCGGAATGGCAGCCGACCATCTCGCCCTCGCTGCCCCCGCCGCAGGACATGCAGCGGGGGGCGAAGCGGGCCAGGTCGCGCAGTTTCTGGCTGCGGAAGGCGGGGGTCTTGGGGTGCGGGCGCATCAGTATTCGATCCGGATGTGGCGCACCCGGCCCATGGCGATGGCGACGATGACCTTCTTGGCGGCATCCTCGTTCATGCCGGTCATCTTCATGAGGTCGGTCAGGGCCTCGCTGTTGAAGGTGGCGCGGTGCTCCTTGTCTTTGGTCCGGGCGGCGGTCGCCTCTTCCTCGGCCTTCTGGGCGGCGAGCTGCCGCGCATGCTCGCGCTCGGTGGCTTCCTGGGCCGCCTTGGCGACCCGCTGGTCGGCAAGTTCGCGCTCCCGGGCTGCGCGCTCCAGGTTCTCCTGGCGCATCTGGGCGGCCCGGGCCTCGGCGGCGATCCGGTCGGCCTCGGCCTTCTCGGCGCGGTCCTTGGCCTCCTGCTCCCGGCGCGCGGCGGCCTCCAGTTCGGCCTTGGCGGCTTCCTGGGCCTTGCGCTCGGCCTCCTCCTGGATCCGCTCCTGGGCCAGCCGGTCGGCTTCAATCTTGGCCAGCCGGGCGGCTTCCTTTTCGGCGGTGATCTGCCGGTCGAGCAGGATGGCGAACTCATGGGAGTTGGCGATCTCCAGGGCCAGGGCCGCCTGGCGCTCGGCCTCGACCCGGGCCGCCTCGAGGCGCTCCTGCTCGGCTTCCCAGTCGGTCAGGGGCTTGCGGGTGTCCTTCTGGAGCCGTTCCAGGAAGTCCCAGGCGGCTTTGCCATTGGCGTCCACGAGCTTGGGCTGCTCCTTCAGCTTCCGGTTCAGGGCGACCTTCTGCTCCTCGATGTAGTTCTTGGCCTTCCCGACCTTGAAGGCCAGGGACTTGATGGCCTCCCGGCCCTGGGGAGTCCCCGGGTCGAGGATGATGCTGCGCACCTCCTGGGCCAGGCGCTCCAGGATCGGGGTCAGGG